TTCCGTATACTCTCGGAACATACCATAGTTAAAGCCTGTCCAAAACCCGTCACGCAGACGAGAAACCCATTCGTCATCCGAAACCGTAGCGTAATCATCCACACCCGGTGCGGAGATCGCATAGACAAAATCTTCAACTAAATCACTAAGGTCAAATGATGCCATATTGCGATCTCCTTCAGGTTATTTTATGGGATTCGAATTGCTCGGGTGTCTTCCTCAATTTGTAGACGACCGGCGTCCTTTGATTCACGCAGCTTGGCGAGGCGATCGTCAACCGCACGAATCTTGCCCGCTGCGACAGAGTCGTCCTCTGCGCACAGTGTGGCGATACGTTCACAAACCGCCAGCGTGTCAATGTTGGCGAGTTCCGTCTTGAACTTAGCTAGCGGTAGCGACAGCATATCTTTAAGGTCGCTTTCAGACTTGACATTCGGGTCGTCCTGTAGTGCAGCGAAATCTTCTGCTGTTTCAACTAATCGCACAGGCTCAAGACATCCGTTCTTGAAAAAGTCCAACTCTGGTGAAACATAGCGGTACTGATTGGTTTGGCGGTCCGATGTGGTAATTGTGATCGTTTGGCCTGGCCCGATGATCTGCGAAATTTCCAGACGTGGGTCACTTGGGTTGCGCACACGCACAGAAAAGCTGCTTTTCGTAGGGTTGCGCCAAATTTCGTATTCTTGCTCAGTTGCAGTTGCCATTTGAGACTACTCTCCTAAATGCCTAAGTGTATAATATCCTATACGGGATAACGGACAGTGACCTCAAATATATCAGAAAACCTAAAGGGGGTGCGCCGAAACGCACCCCCTCACAAATCGTATCTAGCTAAAGTTACGGAGTAACAGTGCTATCAACGATACGGAACACCTGCTCAGGGTTAATCACAGCAACACCATAATCAATACGCTGAATATAGTGCCAGTAATCCTCACCCTGTGCGATATAGTTGTGCGGACGTGGCGACCCGTGGAAAGCAGTCACCGCAGCATCCTTAGACACGACATACATCTCGTTACCCTTGAAGAAAGGACGACCATACTGATCCACCCAGTTGGGAAGCTTCACGATCGGGATACCGCGATATGATGCGATCTGCCCACGCTGCACAAGTGCCTCGTTCGTCTCGGTGAGATAGAGGCTATATGCGTTGCTTGCAGTAAGAGCATCAACGATCTTAGCGACCATTGGTGCGCGTGCCACAATCACAGGCGAAGCCTGACCGACGCTAGGCGAAGGTGCATCCTCAACCCGTGAAATAGCGCCATTGAGATCGGCTAGACCAAGCCCGGAAACACCAGCATAGTTACCATTACCGATAGTGGTAGCAGCCTCATAGGTGCGAAGCACCCGTCGGCTGATCTCCGAGTCGATACGCTGAGCACCAAGGGTGATGATCTGCTCGGAACGTGGGACGAAATTGACTTCGATCCGGTCAAGATGATCCACAAAGTGGAAACCAATCTGGTCCTTCTCGATATACATCACGTCTTCGGTAAGGGTGCTTTCCTCAATGTAACCACCACGGGCAACATGGAAAGCCTCTAGACCTTGGAGGACGCTAGCTGTAGCAACCTCGTCACGACCTAGATACTGAACCTGGGTCATCAACTCAACAAGGTTGGCACTCTTGAACCCGTCCTGGACTGACGTGTTGATGCGCTGAGCTTGCTCATTACGCCACGCTTCGTCATAGAAAAGATCACGAGCCTCGTCGTTGAGGCGATGAATTTCGGCTTGGAGGTTTTTGACTGTATCTGCTTTAGACATTTATGTTACCTCCTTAGATAAGAACTTCGGCCTCAACGAGACCGATAGATGCGTCGACTGCGGTTACACGAAGCCATGCGTCGGCTGCGGTAGCGGTTTCCTTCCAGTAGCCAGCACTATCGGAGCCAGCGCCGGGAAGAAGATAGTCACCAACTGCGACGGTTGCGCTTGGACCCGAAGCCCCGGCGACCATCGTGCGACCATTGGGGTAACCCGCACGGTCATAGTAGCCATCACCAGCAACAGTGTTAGTGAGAGCAATCTTGACACGGCCGCCGTCGCCAGTCACAACCTGGACTGGACGTCCTGGCGCAACAGTGTCGACATCTGACGTGGTGTTGATGGTGAGATCGGTACCAGCGGAATCAATGTTTTCGTAAACAAGGATGCCACCGAAACCTGGGACGGGTTTAGCGGTGTCTTCGGCAGCGAGAACCACCTCTGCACGACCAAGGCCGTCATTACTTCCGTTTGTCACAACAGGAACAAACGAAGTGAGCACAGTTCTGCCGCCAAGGACAAACCGGCCACCACGTTCGCCACCGGAAGGTGACTTGCGGAAGGTGCCATTACGTGTTGACATATAACCCTCCTTAGAGCTTGGTAATATCTAGTCCAGCTTCAGCAGCTTGCGCCTTGATGCTGGAAAGTTGTTCGGAATAGGACTTTTCTGCTGAAGCCTGCTTGCGCTCGTTGCGCATAGCGGTTTCCTGCACCTGCCCATCAGACTCTTCAGTTGAAGCGCCTTCGGTAGCGGTCTGTGCCGAAAGCTCAGCCCAGTCTGCAAGGCGTGCCTCAAAGTCTTCATCGGAAAGGGCTGCCCACTCGTCGATACGAGAAGCAATCTTCTCGTCGGTAAAAGCGGTCTGTGCCTTGATGGCCTCGGTTCGTGCATTTTTCCGTTCGGCAACAAGTGCAGCCTCTTCAGCTTCAGCAGCAGCAGCCTCAAGGAAAGCAACCATTTCAGCTAGTGCAGCTTCTGCGGTAGCGGTCTTGGCGTCGGCAAGGTCACGTTCAGCTTCAAGTTCGCTGATACGCTCCGTTAGCTCACTGCGGACGCTTTCAACCTGTGATGCAATTTCGCCTTCGGTAGCAGCGGTCTTTAGTGATGCGATTTCTTCCCGGAGAGGGGATGTAGCCGCCTCAACTGCTGCGTCGAGTTGTTCTACGGTAAAAGTTTCCATTTCACCCCTTTCATCGGGTAAATTATCTTCTGATTTGAAAATACAGATGGGGCAGGATGCCTCATCATGTTCACCCGTTTCGGGCATGGAAGCAAGAAGTTCGTCATGTTTTTCGATCAGCTCTTTTTCCACAAGGAACCTCCTGTTCATCTACACGAATATAACGGTGTGACTTTTTATTTCTCTTTTAGTTTTCGTTTTATCTAAGAGAGGATTGTAAAAAATTCATTTGCAAACCCCACATAACCGACTCCCAGTCACTCTCTGTGGCGTCAGGAATACTGTATGCGACATCAGACAGGAGCGCATCTGCGTCCTCGTTAGTGGTGAGGTTCGACAATTCTTTAACATGAGCATTTTTCCAGCCAGGCCGCGTACCCGGCAGGATTAATGCACCGCCAAGAAAGGTTGGATTATTGAACTCGCGATGCGCTGAACGGTCGTTAATCTCAGCGCAATAAGACGAATGCTGTGGACCCTTGTATGCGAACTCTTCACCGCATTCACCGCAAGTAATCGTTTCGCTCACACACTCCATACTGACATGAAGCAATCCTTCACTGTAGGCATTCTCAATGTATTTATATTCATCTTCTCGACCCCACTGCCAAAATACGCCCAAGCTTTCCACGTAAGGATTGCCCCTACTTGCAGTATCGTTCGGATACATCATTTCTGCAGCTGTCCAAGTCCCGACAACCTTGTTAGGTTGATGATTGATATTCATCGGCGTGTTAGCAATGGTATCCTTGCTTGCCAAGAGACTATCCAATGACCAGAACTGCTTATTGGAGTTTGCGTTGTCCGCCTCAACATACTTAGCTAGAACCCAGCGGTGATGCGGATGTGGCTTCACCACACTAGATGCCCAAGAAGCAGTATCATAATCGTCACTAATCAAAGTAGCGGTGGATGTTAAGAAAATCTTATCATTGAACTCTGTAATAAAAGCCATAACTATATACCCCTAATCACTTTGTGGGATCTGACTGTTTCCTGACACTCTCAACCGGATCACTAGGTTCATTACGTGGCGTAGCTTGGAACGATTTTAAGTTCGTCCCACCACCATTACTAGTCCCACCATAGATACCACCAGCGACACCGCTAGTCATCTTGTTACCCGGAGTGTCACGTTGATTGAACAGATCACCAAACTCATCCTTTTCGTGACGCAAACGAGACGCCTCTTGGTTGATATCCAAACCAAGCTCATCAAGCATAGTTTCGTTAGAAATAACTTCGAGCGTGTTCAACTGCTGTAGAAGAGTTGAATAGTAACGGTCGAAATCAAGTGCGATCTTTTGTGGATGAAACCTAAGAATCGGGTCACCCTTGAGGTTATTTTCATCCCATATACGATCAATAATATGGTCCATAATCTGTTCACGAATCGTGTCACGTCGTGCTTCCATTGAAGCTGCAATGATCTTGAAAAGCTTTGTAGAGTCATCGACAGCGGTTCCAGCCGCATAGTTTCCGGTACTCAGGATTTGATAAACCCTCGCAGTGAGACGTGCATCCAACATATTGTGACGTTCAGGCTGCAAAGTTTTATCAGTCTTTTTGGTTAAGATTTCCACCTCAACACGATTATCTGTAATCATGAGATTGTTGCGAGAATAAGTTTTGAATTGGTTCCTCGCGTCCGCAACCTCCCTAGCTGACGCTGGGATATCCTTGCTACCAACCTTCACGTGCACAATACAGTTAAGATTACCTAACACATCTGAACGGTCAGATTCGCGCAAGTTGTGTTTAAGATCCAACAGTTCAAAAGTTGAAGCTAAACGCACATCCGCAAAGCGCTGATAAGCAGGTTTGGTTAGCGTCACCCGAAAAACTGCGTCCTCACGCAAAAGGATCAGCCTATCCAGGATGCCACCTTCCCTTGGCAGCGTCTCCGCCAAAGTTTGACGCTCGGCATTGGTCGGGATGTATTTGCGGTCAAAAAGCTTGTGTACAACAAGGTCTTTGGAGCGCATTTCACCCAACCCCTCCATAATGCCACCATATTCATCGGGGTCAGCAATATATGCAAGCCTCTCATTGCCGAACATCATGTCGCCAACCGGCACCACCTTGAGCGGATCTAAAACAGAGATAGCTGTCGGAACTCTAAGATTTTTGAACTCTTTCTTGCGTGGGCGGCTCGAACCATCCTTACGCTCCAGAACCTTATAGGTTTTCGTTGACCACTGCACCGCCACATAGCATTGAGAATACGTGAACATGTCACGCCAAATCTCACGCATACGTGTAACAATCTTCAAATCATTGAGGATTTGTGTCCCGATATCAGACGTTTCAACATCCCCAGAATCCAAATCGATCTCTTTGAATGCCAACTGTTCTGTGATATCCGCAGCGCCAGATACAACGTCGTCATACTTAACAGCGAAGTCAGCGATACGCATCTGATCAAAAATCGAAGAAGGGATCGTATACACATCTTGGTTGAACAGGTTGCTATTCGCACGCCGCTGTCCACCCCACTGTTTAGACACAAAGGAACCTATACGTGCGATCTCGCTATACTCTTTCTTGATAGCGTTAAGAATTTCATCCTGAGAAAGCCCGGAGTTCGTATTGTCTTCGATGATCAACCCAGCTTCAATACCATCAAAAAAAGATTCATCAACAGCGTATTCAGATTCGACAATCTCTGCTTCCATACTTACCTCGACATATCGTATTCGTGTTGCATCAGAGTGAAGATCCTACTCCAAACAGTAAACTGTTCTGAGAGTTCATTGATAAAAGGATCAATCAAATCTGTCTTGAGTCTGATCAGTTTCACATCATTGTATTTCTTGAACCCAACCGAAAGAAAGAATAGCCTGGCACGAAAAGCTGCAATCTTTTGCATAATTTCCTGCACCTCCTTGACGGTGAGGTTGTCTCGCAATTCGCCGTAATCACTTCGACCGAACATAGCCATTTCCATAACCATGCTCTCTATTTCGCTGCTGTACTTTTCTAGCGGAGTTTGCTTTTCCATATCCTCTTCTAAGCTCTTTCTAAGTCAGAATAACGGTTAACTAACCAAACATGATCGGTGGCGGAGCATACGTGTTCTTACTTGAAGCCATCATCAAATCAAGCTCCCTGGACTCATAACTATGTACCGCCATCCGCATAGCGTCCAGATTGTGCATACCCTTTTTGCGACCCGACTTACCATATGCATCAAGCGAAGAAATCTTATTTCCCTTGATTGTTGGGTCCTGTAGTTCCTGAAGAAGATCCTCATCAAATGGAAGCACCATACGCCCATCGTCAATAAGTTTACGCATCTGGTCTGTGGACGCCACAACGAAAGGCTGCATAATAGCTGCACGCATCAAACCATCCAAACCCTCGTGCGGGGAAACCTCAACAGAGTCGTCAAAACCGACAATAACTTTAGACGAAAAGTTGATATCCTTAACGCGCTCACGCATCCATGCAGTAGACGGATCTTTACCCATTTCCTCCAACATGATGTCCCACAAAACGAAACCGGCACCTGTGGCGTCAAGCGCATAACACTGCGGTTGATATATGTCCATAAGGAACATCACTACACGCATTTGATCGTGCGCAGAAATCTTATGCAACAGAATCCTAGAAATAAGCTTCAGCGCACCCTCCCCCTCATCGTTCTTCACCTCAGCGAACACTGTAATAGACGTTGGCGAGATCGTCCAACCCAAGTCGGAAGCAATCCAAACTCTCTTATACGCCATATGCGACGCAGGAATGTTGATTAGATCTTCGATACCGCCACCCTCGGCCTCAATGTCGCGCACCTGTGCCTCTTGAATAATGGGCTGATAATATTCGTCAGTATTGTAGTCAGACATGGCATCAGAGTCAACGCACGCATATAGGCGGTGCATCACAAAAAGTGGTGAACCGGACGGGTCGCTAGTCAGACCAAGAACGTTTCGACGGTACCCGTCAGAATCATAACCCCCATATGCTGCGATACGTTCTTGGCGAACGGTGTCAGACCACGTTGGACGGTTCATTGAAGGTAGTTTGCGTACCGTCCAGTGAGGGTCGTCACCTGAGATCAGCTTATTGAATGTTGACCCGTAGCCGAACGAGACGCCGTGGCACCTCCACGTAGCACCAGGCCTGTCTTCGAGCGTTTCACGCACCTCGACCCATGCCGACTCAGGGAAGTTGCCCGCCTCATCCAACTCTAGGACAAGGGGGTGCATGCCCTGCAAGCCGGCACCCGTCTTCTGTGGGATACGCCCCATGATACGCGCGTTATTTTGGAAGGAAAGCTGATATGGTCGGTGTTGCGGCTTGCCTTTCAAAAACTCTCTACTCAGCCGCGTAGAGAGCGTGGCTTTTTCCAGTTTATCCCACACAGCCTGAAGGTGAATGTGCTCTGGTGCAGTAATAACCATTTCCTCACCAGGGTATGCGAACGGGAACGCTAAACCTCTAAGAATAATACTCATCGAATTATGCGTAGGGACAAGTGAAGATCCGGCTAGAAAGATTTTTGTTGCGTTATCGACTTCGATACACCGCACGGGACGGCTTTTGACAGGTTCAACACTAACAATTTCCCTAGCTATATGCCCACCCAGACGCGACTGTGCTAAATACAAGTCTTTATTGGAAAGATTTGTATTCGATAAATCTAGCTTGTCCACAAATGGCACACGATACGTTGGTAGTTCGCTTAACTCCAGCGTGTCATCGTCGCGCACCGTGGTGATAAGATTTTCCAAGATTTCTTTAGTTGTTTTGATTTGTGGTGCTGCATTGCCGCCGAAGCGATCGGCATGTAGGATATCTTCGTATGTGTAAACTGTCCACAAGTGATCTGCGTCTGCGACAATGGAACTATCGTCGCTAAAGGTCACGCTAAAACATTCACGGTTTTTGAGAACCTTGTGTGCCTTAGTCACGGTGGTGAGCTTCCCACGCTCCGTGAAAAGTTGGTCGCCCTCAACAAGCTCACCCATCGTAGTCCAGCCTTTGGATGTGAGCATAGGTGTTTCAACATCTAAAGCTTTCCCAATAGAGTTATGAACAACATAGCCTTCACATACAAAAGAGCTATCTTCTCCAACCGTAAGATCCCAAACGTGCCTCACTCCATAAGGATAGATTTTCTGCACCTGTGTCCAAACCTTACCGTCATGACATTCTAGTGCCGGGACCACCACGCCGTTTATGGAAGAATATTCTTGGTTCCTGTACGCATTGACAGAGAAGCCGT